GTGTATAATAAAATAAGAAGAAGCTCAGGCACAGAGTAGAAAAAGACCACTTAATAAATTAATAAGATATGATAAAAAACATTTACTTAATAGTAAAAATACTATCAAGACATATGTTTCCAAGTATCAATACCCTACCATATTTATCTCAATATTTTAATTTCCTTGAAAAGGAAATTAAGCACAATGGAATTATCCACTGTGTTAAGATATTGAAACAAGTCCGATTACATATCACTAGATACATATGTGGAAATCCACTATATACTAATGATTTGTTTATTGGACTTGATAAAGATGGTTGACCTAAGAGATTATTTAAATTAAAAGAACTTGTTAATAATTCCATAGAAAGTAGAAAGTTTTTACTAACTATAGTTTTATTACCAAGGACTCTTAAATTAAATAATAAAGAGAAAAGTAAGTTAAAACCGGATTACGATTCAATAACAAAACCAAGTGGTAAAAATATAAAAATTATACCAACTGGTTTTATCAAAGAGTTCGTAAAACTAAATAAGTTAAAGCTTAGTGAAAATAAATTTGATAAATCATCAATTTATTTATCAACTAAAGCTGGACCAAGTGGTCTAGCAACTTTAACTAGTTTAAAAAGTATAGTTAATTTGTCCAGCCAAGAAATATCTTGATTGGGAAATTTAACTGATACTAACGGTTTAAAATACTTAAAGGATATGCAAGAAAAAGCATGATCATCAATAAAATTAAGAATTCTACAGAAAGATTTTTCTGTTGGAAGACTTTCTTTTATTTATGACCCTGAATGTAAATTAAGAATAGTTGCTATAGTAGATTACTTTAGCCAATTATTCCTAAAACCTATCCATAATAAAATTCTTAAGAAATTAAGAAATTTTAAACAAGATAGGACATTTACACAAGATCCTTTTAATAATTGGGATTATAATAATAATCACAATTTTTATTCTCTTGATCTCTCCTCTGCTACAGACAGATTTCCAATTATTCTCCAAAAGAGATTAATTAGAGAAATGTATGATAGTGAGATTCTCGCTAATAGTTGAATGAATCTACTTAAGAATAGAAACTTCCTTACTAGGGAGAACAACTACATAAATTATGCAGTTGGTCAACCTATGGGGTCGTACTCATCTTGAGCAGCATTCACATTATCACACCATCTATTAGTGCATTGATGTGCAAAATTAGAAGGTGTAAGTAATTTTAATCAATATATACTTTTAGGTGATGACATTGTTATTAAACACAATGAAATTGCAAAAAGGTATATAAAGTGATGTAATTACTTAGATGTAAAAATCTCGATGAACAAAACACATGTATCTAAAGATACATATGAATTTGCTAAGAGATGGATTACAAATGATAATGAAGTTACTGGATTACCAATGAATGGGATAATTAATAATATTAAAAATCCATTTATTGTAATAACTTTCCTATATAG